CAAGTGGTGTAAACATTTTTACCTCAGATGCGTATACGATCAAATTCTCTTCTATGTTTTTATATGAAGCGTAAAATAAAGGTCTTACACCAAAAGGATCTCTTACCACATAAGCTTTCATATTGTTGACATTTCTTTTGTCTATCAAAATAAATGAAAATACACCATCCAACATATCCAAAGTTATATTAATTCCAAATTTCAAGTACATATGTATAATGGATTCACAGTCTGAATTTGTGTGTTTTTCCCAATTATATTGTTGATGTAATTGCAAGTGATTATATATTTGTCCGTTACACATCAATAAAATGTTGTCAATTTCAATAGGTTGATTAGATATATCATCCAGACCATTAATAGAAAGTCTATGAAATCCATGTAACATTTTATATTCTTCATCTGTTTTTATGACGGAATTATCTGGTCCCCTATGCTTCCCATTGTCAATTGATTTTTCAAAATCAGAAATTTCAGAATTAAAATTAAACACCTGAAATATCCCACACATAATTTGTGATTTAAACAATAATGTAAATAAGAAACAAAACTTTAATATAAAATAAAATCATATTATATTGTAAGACATGTTTTCATTCAGTTATCAAGATGATGAGAGAAACAATCAATTGAATCGTCGTTTGTATAATAGAAATATACCAGGTCAAGCTATGAATATATCAACTGATCCAAGACCACAATCTACCAAATACACATTCCTACCTTCTGTTTCAAATGAACCTCTACTTCCAAATTTATATCCTTTGTATGATGCAAAAACAGATTTTCATCCAGGGACAAAATCACCTTATTCCGGATACGCCGTGAATGTAGATGATGAATCGAAAATACAAAATATATTTATGCCAAATCAGAAATACGCTCCTCAAGTATATTATGTTCCATCATCAAAAAGTGAGTTATATAATACACCATCTTTTGAACATCATCCAACGACTAAACACACTTTGTTGCAAACTGAAACGCAATTTAGTGCACATAATCCAGACAAAAGAGGTATAAACGACAATTCGTTTTTATTTCAAACACATACTCGTCAAAGTGAAAAGAATGTCCCACTATGGTCATTGAATCAATATTAAATATTCGTAAAATATAAAATAAAAAAATACTATAATGGAATCTAAAACGCGTAAAAAATTTCGAAAATTAGTATGTGGTCCAAAAACAAGGAAGAGAAAAAATAAAACATGTTTTCAAAAAAACGATTTATTGTTTTTGAAACAGGAATGGAATAAACGCAACCCTGATCAAAAAATAAATTCTAGTAATATGTATACCATAAGAAAACAATTAAAAGAGAATATGTCTGATGTATGCAAACATGAAAGATGTTGGTTATCATCTATTTCAAAAGAGAGAAACATACAAACAGATCTATTTTATCGATTTGCACCAAAACGACCAACTTCATGGAATAACACCCCACGACAATGGTTAACAAACCACGACATAAAAAAAGTTATGAATCAGTATGAATATTATTATCCCGAATTCAGTTTTATAGGTCCAAGTCCTATAAATTACAACGATACTAAATACAACAATACCTGTGTGTGGGAAGAATTATGCAATTTTTCTTTGAAAAAATATTTGGGAGAAAAGAAGTATATTGGCATTGTTTTCAATACTGATGTACATACTGGACCTGGAAAACATTGGATAGCGATATTTATAAATTTAAAAAAAGAATACATATACTATTTTGATAGTGGTAATCAAAAACTACCGTATGATGTAACTAGATTAATGGAAACAATAAAAAATCAGGGATTACAATACAATATACATTTTAAAATAAGACAAAACAAGATAAAACATCAAAAAGGTTCTTCCGAATGTGGTATGTATTGTTTACATTTTATTGTTTCTCTACTCGAAGGCAAAAATCTTTCTTATTTCCAACGCAGAATACCCGACAATAAAGTGTTTGCGTTCCGTAAAATATATTTTAACAAATACTAAAAATCCTTGATATGATATAAAATAAAATATACTTAAAATTATCTCATGTGATGATCATGTAGATTACGCATGTATTCGGTATCGTCTATTGATGATACAAGCTGGAAAAATAGACATAAGATGATTCATGATGTTTTGCTTAAATATATCAATAAAAATAATTTGAATCTTTATCATGAAAAAATTATGCAGTATTTTCAAAAGTTTATGAATCATATGTACCATAAAACAAATTTGTTCAATTCGTCTGATAAAATGAATCAGTACATTTTATCAAATGTTCATACATACATTAATACATTAACATCTAAGAAAAATATTGAACCCGAATCAAAAAGCCGGTCTGAAATTCCTACTAATATAGATGTTTTCCGTCAACAAAGAGACAATGAAGTATCTATTTCTAAACCGGAACCGATTGATTTCACAGATAAAGATATTAATCAATACAAAGCGGATACAAGATCATTGGTTGAACAAGAAATACAAAACAGAAAACTAAGTATACTTCCGGATATAAAAAATAATCGATACCTATATGCGTGGTTGGACAATGTATCACAAGAAAATTCAGAATACATTGTGCATGTTTCTTCACCTGCAAATCAAACTATTTTAAAAAGCGTTTTTTTTAAAGAAAAACCATCCGATGATTTTCCATATTATATGAAAGTTAGTACAGATGAAAATAAATTTTCTTGGTTTTTTAGAACAAATCATGAAGTTTTACATTACGAAGGAAATTTAAATATAAAACAAGGTAAAAACAGCATTCAATTTATATTCGAAAATGAAATGATCGCAGACAAAGAAATGCAAATGCCTGATATTCAAATTATGCAGATTCAATACTGATGAATTGCTTACCATTTTCATCAACAGACAAATAACCAACTAATATTGCAGTTGCTTTTGTACTTTTCCTTGCTTCTTTGTATGATTCATAATCATATAGCTCATTTGTTGGTTCTTCATTCATCGTATATTTTTGAATATATATCACTCCGTCTATTTTAATCCTTTTGCCCTTCCATCTACTCAGTTTCACATTCTGTTGTAACATATTATCTCGTTCTTGTTCTTCATAAGATGGAGTAAATGCATATTCATTTGGATTTGTAGCACCAATAGAAAAACATTTTAACTTATTATCTTTTGTGTTGATGACACAGTCTATGGCAGCTTCTTTTATGGATGTTAAGATTAATTCAGATGTATCACGCTTTATTTTCGATATTTCGTAAAGATATTGATCTGTTGTATACGGTGTATTAATCTTTTCTAATTTACTTTTATCATATTTATACAAATCCCGTGAATATTTATTCTTTGGGTCCTTCTGCTTATCTGTGAACGTCATCAAATACATAAACACTTTGACGAACTTTTTTTGCTCAGGTAAATCTTCGTGTGAACATATTCTTCTTGCTCGACCAATTACTTGATCTGTTCTGACTGGATGCCAATAAGGTTCCATGATATGTACATAATTTACATTACGAAGAGATATGCCTTCAGCTCCTGAAGATGAAATAATAAATGTCTTAATAATATCCCCATTATGATTATTAGGTGCAATCTTTTTCAATTCATCGCTTAGATAATAAGGAATTTTATCCCAATTACTATTGAAGATGTTTCTGATAAGCTCTTTTTCTTCTGTAGATTCTGTTCCTGTGTATAGAACAAATTTAGGTCTATTCTCAGCTGGTTGAATTATCCATTTAGATTTTCGTGTTAACTTAAACTCTGCAAACCCATTTTGAAGTAGTACCAATCTAAATATTCCAATTCCTTCTAATGTACGGAAATGACTGTAAAGCAAGTGCAATCCATCGTAGTCCACATTTTGCAAATTTTCTAAAATATGTAAAAATTTAGGGCTATATATTTTCAATTCCGTTTTATTTAAATATTCTGCCTTTTTCATTTCTAATTCACGCATTGTATTTTTTATTTTTTGTTCGTATACTTCATTATGACTAGCATCGTTGACTTTTTCTTCTTCTTCTTCTTCTACCATATTATCTAACTGTTTTTCGTTTAGTTTTATTTTAATTGCATCTTCCAAACGATCATTTTCTGTTGGCAATGGTCTTTTAATACTGTTTGGGAATACAAAATTACAGAATGATCTTGAAAACACACGATAAGAAGATGAAGTTTCGGTTGTAGATTTCTTCTTTTCGATATTTCGTTCTTCTTTTCTTGCAACATTGTATACTTCAAATTGATAGTCGCTCATTGGCACTTCAATGATGTGTAAATCTTCATCTGCATTGTAGCGAGGCATTAATTGTTCCTGTGAACTTCGAAAGTATGATACCAATCCTAATATACGGCGTTTGTACATGTTTGCGTTTTTGAATTTTATTCGTTTTTGCTTTTCTTCAAGAAACATTGCATTGAAACTATCTTTATCGTGTGGTAAAGCTACATTCTGCACAACATTAAAGTCACTTTTTTCGAATTTAAAATGATGTTTTTGTAAAACTTTCTTCAATTGCAATTCATACTCTTTGTTTGTCATATTTCCATTGTTGTTTTTTTCCTTTTTATTATTATTTGAGTTGATAAATCCAAATGGATTTTTTGTCACTGTTAAAATACCAGTGGATGGAATATATCGTACATAATCTGTTGTAGGAATGTTTTGTAATAAGGCATCAAAATATTTTGTGTCTATTTTGCCTGTTCGTTGAGTTTTTAATTTGACATTGAATGTAGTAATATAGCCCCGCAACATATTAAACATAACAGCTGATTCGTGTGGATAATTGATTATTGGTGTACCTGATAAGAAGACAATCTTTACATTTTCTGCAGAGAGTAAATATTCGTATAGTTGTAAAGAAACAAATGGTGTTTTTTCACCAAGTTTGTTGACTATTCGGCTGACAAGATTGTGTGCTTCATCTACTACAACTACTTTATTGTCAAACGGATTAATACTAAAATTACGTGTTAATTTCTTTATATGATCTTGTCGAAGACCATTATAGCTTATGAACTCGTATTTTTTTCGAATCATGTTGTCTAATTGCTTATTCAATGATTTTTGTTCTTTTGTATTCAGTTTTTCGTAATTTGGTTCCTTTGTTTCATCCATTAACCATACTTTGTTATTCATTGGCATAAAATCTTCTAGATCGGCAAATTTACGTGTATATTCTTCGTCTGTAATACTGACTTGTTTCCAGTGGAGTTGCTTTTTGTATAAAAAGTCACCGCAAGATTTAAGTTCTTCTATATAGTTTGTTTTCAACGATGCAGGTGTCAAAACCATTATTTTTTTATCTGTTTTCAGCCCTTCTGCAATCGCAATAGAAGAACATGTTTTACCAGATCCCAGTCCATGATATAGCAATAATCCCCTATACGGAGAATATATACTCATGTATTCACGTACTATGTTCTGATGAGGCATAAGAGAAAACTCTTTCTTATCATTTAATGTTTTACAAGATAAAGCATTTGTTTCTTTTTGTAAATTTTTATATGGAAGCAAATTGCGATTAATATAATTTACAAATGCTTTTCTATTTGCTAGATAATAAGCAGATGCTTTGATATAATTTTTCGTTTCCGTCGTTTTATTTAATGTTTGTTCAATGTAGTCTAGTTTAGAAGACTCGTATTCTTTACGAGTTTGTTTATTTTGTTTCATGGTCACTTTTTGATCTTCTGGTATTTTGATGGTAATGAAAATATTTGTAGGTTTCATTTGATCAAATAAAATTTCAAAGGTAGATTTTTTCCCTACCTTTACTTTTATTTTGGCTTTTGTTTGTACTGTGTTAACTTTTACACGATTAGGATGATTACGTTTGATATTGTCAATAATTTGTGCGTATTCTTCATTAGTGGCTTGATCATTGTCTTTATATGATTCATTAATATTTACATTCCCATTGTGTAACTGAAATGAAAACCTGAATTCGTCACTATTTAATTCGGGTTTTTGATAATATTGTTGAAGTACAGCTTCCATATATTGAAACATTATATAAAAAAGAAAATTCAAACAATAAATTATTTTATTGTTTTGATTTTGATTGTATTTTTCTCATATTTGCACTTATTTTGTGTTTACAACTTGAACAGAATCGTACTAGTAATTTATATTCTTGTATGTAATATTTTCTACAGCTCTTGCATTGAGTTGGATCTTTTGTTTCCGGATTTTCAGTGTTTATATATTTTATTTTAATATTACTAGAATAAAATATATCTTCTTTCCAAATGAAATCAGGAAATATCAAATAAGGGTAATGTACATTAGTATATTCTACTTTAAAATTAGAGAGATATGTATACAATAAATTGTATGTTGCGTTTTTATCTGCAGAAATATACTTTTGATATTCAATGATGCCAGTTTTTAAATGAAACTTAATATTTGGAAGTCGTATGATTGGATACCCATTGTCAAACCAATGAGTTGAGTGTTGTAATAATTTGAGTAATCTCAATGTGCGTCTTGTTACCATTAATATTGCACACATCAAGTATTTTTGAAATATGTGTAGAAACTGATTAAAAATCAATTTTGAAAATAATATTTGTTTATAGCATCAACTGCTTGCTTACATGCTAATTGTTCTGCTTTTTTTTTCACTTTATGATGTCCTATCCCTATTTCGATAAAACAATGCTGAGTTGTGTCGTTTTGTATATTTAGTTTTTTTAGATAATGTGCAGATTTTGCTTTTTTTGGATTAAGATTGTGTACATCCATGTTTAAAATCAAGTAAACACCCATCGTGAACCCTTCTTCATTTTCTTCTTTCACCAGATAAGTTGGTGTTACTTTAAACTCTTTTTGAATTTTCACTTGAAGTATGTTTTTGTAATTGTCGTCATCAATGATTAAACTCGTCCAATTTACGTGTTTTTCAATAACATTGATAATGAATATCATAGCTATTTGAAATCCTGGTCCACTGAGATACTCAGATGATTTGAATTCATCATTTTTGAATTTTTGTGAAAACCAATTTGTTTCTTTATCTATATCAACATTATTCGCATCCAAAAACAAAGCCCCAATGAAAGATTCGAATAAACAACCTAACTTTTTCAAGTTTGTTCGAATATTTTTATCTTCAGCGTGCCTGGAAATAATAAACCATTTATGTAACCC